TGCCGCGCGGGGCGAGTGCCTTGACCGCCGGCAGTGCGACGCCCGCCGCCTGCCGGTTGACCTCCTTGAGCTGTTTGAGGTCGGCGCCGGCCTTGCGCATCGTGGCCACGAACCGTTTCTGGCCGACCACGTACAACGCCTTGTCGGCCATCACGCGCTGGCCGTGGCCGTGTAGGCGCTGGCCTTCACGTTGGTGGCCGAGAACTCGAAGTCCTTCTTGTTGCGGGTCTTCACGTCGCCGCCGAACGCGATGGGCGCGATGGTCACGGTCATGTCCAGTTGGAGGGAGCCCTTGTTGTTCGGTATGAACTTGGCGGTCTTCCGCTCTCCGGCGTGGTTCAGACACCACACCTGCGCGCCCTCCATGCTGTAGTCCTCGCCGATGCTGCCCGACAGCTTCCAGGTGGAGGTGAGCTCCCCGCCTTCCTCGTGCCCATCAAGGTAGGTGTCGGGGTCCTCGCTGGAATTGTCGGGGGCGAGCTCCACGCTCGTGCAGTCCACGTCGAGCCTGCGCTGGTCGTCGGCGGCACCGATGACCAGGCTTCCCGGTCCCAGGGTGCGAATCTTGTCTGCCATGGTTGTTTCCTTTCGTGTTAGATGGCGTTCAAAGTGACTTCGTATGCGGCGAGCGTGCCCGCGTCGGCGAGGTTGAAGCCTGAGGCGGTGGCGCTGCGCAGGGGCAGGTTCTCCTGGTGCATGAGTTCGAGCACCTGCATGATGAGGGGGATGGCCTTCTGCTGGGTGGTGGGGTGCCGGCCGTGACCATGAGCTTGATGGTGATTTCCGGCGGGTAGGGGTGCCATCCCTCCCATGTGAAATCAGGTGGTTCTATCCAGATGCTGGCCTTGCCCGGTGAGGGTTTGACCAGCGTGGGATCGTCGGTCACCTGTGTGACGATGCCGCCGAGCCCCGTGAGCTTTTCGGTCAGTTCGGCGACCGTGTTGTCGTAGTCGCTCATGACACCCCCATGCCGGCGGGTATGCCGGCGGCGCGCAGTTTCGGCCATGCGCTGCGCATCGGGTCGGTGCTGATTCTGAACGGTTCCACGCCGTCCACGGTCAGGCCGACGATGCCGTTGCGCGCGTCCTTCGCCTGCCATAGATCGAGGGAGATGCCAAGCACCACGTCATCGAGCAGTGGTTGGGCCAGTGTGTAGCCGGCGATGTGTGGGGTGAGGTATGCGCGCGCGGTCTTCAGCATGTCCGATAGCGTGGGCCTGTCGTCATCGTCCATGGTCCCGGCGAGATAGGCCAGTCTGCTGGTGAGCGGGTCCTGTTCGGTGTCGCTCATGGTCAGGCGGCGGCGAACTTGACGGGCAGGATGCCCTGCTTGAACGTGGTGCCGAACGCGGCGTAGCCGTAGACGCTGAACTGGCGGGTCAGGTTGATGATGTTGTCGGCCTGGAGCTGGAACGGGGAGCCGTTGGACTCCCACATGGTCACGGCGCTCTTGTCCATGAACACCACGGTGCCGTTCGGCGCGCCATCGAGCATACGCACGTCCTGGCGGAGCAGTCGGCCGCTGATTGATGCCGGGTCGAGCGAGCCGAGCGTGTCCGAGCCTTGGCCGGAGACGTCCAGGAAACGGTTGCCCTCGTCGGTCAGGTGCGCGATGGCCTTGAACACGTCCGGGCTCACGCCGATGTAGTCCAGGGTTGCGTTCACGTCGTCGAACTTGGCCGATGCGTCGATGATGAGATCGATCCAGTCGTTGGGCTTCAGAGCATCGGCGGTCTTTCCCACGGCCAGTTTGTCCGTGTCGCCAATGGCTTCGATGGAACCGTAGAGCGCGGTTCGGGCCGCGTTCTCGGTGGCGCGGGCGTAGGCCGCGGTCAGGCAACGCATCTCGAAGCTCACGTCCCCCACGGGCATGCGTTCGATGCGCTGGCGGCTCAGGTCGCCGTAGCCGCCGTATGTGTCGATGACGGCGGATTCGTCGCCGAACGTGACCTTGCCGAAGGGCAGCGAGTCGCCTTCCTTCGCCTGCTTGGCGACGGTGTGCGTGTCGGATTTGAGCACGAGATAGCTCATGCTCATTCCCTCCGCCGGCAGGGGCTGATGGGTGAGCAGCGTGGCGATCTTGCGTTTCTGCTCCAGAATGCGGATGCGGTCGGCGATCCAGGTGGGTTGCGGGTCGGCGTCCGCCACTACGGAACCGGTGTAGTCACGGGACAACAGCGCATTGTAGGCTTCCCGAGCCGCTTCGGCCTTGCCGGTGTCGTCGGACACCAGCGCCTTGAGCAGTTCGCCCTGGCTGTGGTATTCGCCCAGCGGCGACGTGCCGCGCTGCTGATTGAGACGGCTGGTCAGCGTGGTCTCGATGCCGCGCAGAATCTCGGCCTGTTCGTCCTGGCGGTTGGTGAGCTTGGCCAGGGCTTCGGTCCATTTCTCGGCCTGTTCGGTCATTGGGGTTTCCTCCTGATTGTTGTTGCGATGGTTGGTGAGTTTCGCGTTTTCATAGGCCGGCCAGCTCACGAGGCTGGTCTCCAAGAGCCGGACCTTCCTGCGATGGGTCACGCCGTCCTTGTCCTTCCGGTCCTCGATGGGAACGAAGCCCACACTGAGCGAATCAAGGGCCCCCTCGTCCAGCAGGGCCACGGCGTCGCGCCCCTGCTGGGTGTCCGCGATGCGCGCGGTGATGTGCAGGCCGTCCTCGCGGTTCTCGCCGGATGTGATGGAGCCGATAAGGGTGTCGTGCTGGTAGTAGAGCTTCGCGGAGTCGAGCCCCTCGAAGACGGTGTCGGGGTCGAAGGTCTCGCGTTCGCCCCACACGTCGATGACGTCGCCGAACGGCACGGCCACGCCCTCGATGGTGCGCCCGTCACCGTCGTCCTCGGAGCGGGCGAGCATTCGCCCCTTGAATCCGATTTCATGCTTCATCGGTGTTTGTTCCTTCCTGTGAGCCTCCGAGCGGGGGCATGTTCTCCCTTGAGCGGGCTTCGTCCACGGTCATCACGCCGGCCTCGATAGCGATCTTGTAGGTCTCCATGCGGGTTTTCGTGTCCGAACGGCGGAACGAGTCCCAGCCGAAATCGATGGTCTGGCCGCGTGGTATCACCATGCTCAGCGCGTCCTTCATCGGCTGCACGTAGGCGTTGAGGGTGAAGTCAGCGAACTGGCTCCATTCCTGTTCCACGTTGCTGTAGGTCAGGCTCGAACCGGATTCGGCGAGCATGAGCTTGGGCGGGATGCCGAACAGTCGGGAAAGCAGGGTGGTGTCGAATTTCTGGGTTTCCAGATACTGCATGTCGGACGGGCTGAGCAGCAACGGCGTGTAGGTCATGCCCCCGCCGATGACCTTGACGCCCTTCATGTTCTTCTCGAACCGTTGCTTGGTGTTGGTGGCGATTTCGTCGTTGATCATCTTGTCCGTGGAGAGGATGCCGGACGGCTGGGCGGGTTCGTCGAACCACATGGCCTTCGCATCCCTCGCGTCCATGGCACCGTTGATTTCCGCACGGCCGGCCTCCACGGGTCCCAGTCCATGCAGTCTGCCGGGAATGCTCACGAACGGCAGGTGAAGGATATCTTCATCGCGGTAGACGTTGCCCATATACCCGTATTGCTTCCACGGGTTCGCGGGGTCGCCGCTCAGGTCCGTGATGCTCACCAACGAGGCGGGCAGCACGCGCAGACCTTTCACGGTGCCGTCCAGGCCTCTCAATTTCAGCCAGAACGCCTCGCCCCGCACCACCATGTCGCCCACGGTCAGACGGACGAACTCGCTGCGATGACGGTTGGGGTCGGGGCGGGAGATTATCGGCAGTTGGGGCACGATCTCCACGCCATCGCGCAACTGACGAAGGGGCAGCCCCGCGATGCTGGTCTCCAGAATCTGGACGGCGCGAAACACGGTGCTGTAGTGCAGCACGTCGCGGTCGGCCGGGGTACGGGCCGGCGGGGTCGTCAGCGGGCCTTCCGGTCCGGTGGCCGCGCGGTAGGCCGGTGCCATCCGGTTGAGCAGGCGTTCCACGAGATTCATGGCCCCAACCATGCACCGGCGCGGCCGGTTCTGTCCATGACGATGCGGCATCCAGCGGCATTGGGCGGCATCCAGCGGCATGTCGTCAGAAGACCTGGATATCGTCGGCCTCCCATTCGGGCAGGTGCATGTATCCCCAGTAGGCCATCGTCATGGCCTCCAACGCGCTCACGTCGCCGGCCGAACGGTTCCACAGCCATGCGTCGCCGCTCTTGCGTTTCGTGGCCCTGCACACCTGCTCGTCGGCCAGCCTGTCCGAGGCGTGCGTGAGATTATGTTGCTCCAACGCGCTTACGAACGATTGCGGGGCCGTCACCGCATCTGCCGCCCTCATGT